AATGGTACTATTGAGATTGTAGAAGGTGTATATCCAACATTTGTTGCTAGCACAGAAGAAGCATTTGGTGCAGGAGATACAGGTAGTACAATCTTCTTAGATCCATACGTAAATCGCAACGTTGCACAACATACTGCACAGGTTTATTTTAGCAGTGCATTTACAGGTACACTTACTATCGAGGGCAGTTTAAGTCCGCAGCAGAGTGCACTTGCAAATAATGAGTTTGTAACTATTAGCACACAATCATATTCAGCTCAGGAAGACCCAGTCATGGTAAACTGGAATGGTATATACAGTGCAGTACGTTTCAAGCGTAGCACTACAACTGGAACACTTAGCAAGGTACTGTATAGACCTTAATGAAACTTGTAGGTTTTGGGTGTAGTTTCACTTTTGGAAGTGAGCTACAATCGCCAAATTTAGATCCAAATGATTTTTGGGCAAACACTAGATACAGAGAAGAGCACGTCTGGTTAGGTGTTCTTGCGGAACGATTTGGATGCGAGTTTGATAATCTAGCAGAGCCTGCTAATAGTAATTTTGCTATAGGCCAACAGGTCACAGAATATCTAAGTAACAATCAGGATAACATAACTGTATGCGTAGCATGGACAGTACCTACACGTATGAGTTGGTACGATGATCGCTGGACACACAATGGCTTTGTAACTGATCAAACTGGTTGGACTGCGAGTTGTAGGGAATGGATAACGAAACATACAGATAAGAGTCTTAAAATGTACACCGAAAATGCAAAACTAATTGTTAACAGTGTGTGTAAATATTACAACGTACCGTTAATACAGTTTAACGCTCTCGGCTCTCATACCAATAAACCATACACTAATTACCTTGCTAACGGCGGTACTATGGAAGGGTGGTTAAAACAGTGCCAGGATGAAAGAAATAAAACTTATTTTGCTAACGGTGGTCATCCTAACGAAGACGGGCATCGTGCTTGGGTTGATGACGTCCTAGGCAAATGGATAACTGCAAAGAAATTATTATGAAACTTTGGCAATATGGTTGTAGTGTAAGTTTAGGTGAAGAAGCAACAAAGCCATATGGTGTTTGGATAGCAGACCACTACGGGTTTGAATTTGTACAATGTAGCGAAAGTTCAGCAAGTAATCCAAGTATCGCTTTGAAGTTTTGTGAACAACATAAAGATATATCAGAAAACGATTTTGTTTTATTTGGATGGAGTCATCCTAGTCGTATGAGCTGGTACAATAAACACGTTGGCACGTGGGAGCATCTAAATTATATACAACAGAAAAAGCGTGGTAGCGCACTAACAAGCAGCGTTACAGACTATGTAACAAATCAGTTATGCGATTACATAGAGCAAACCAATGATTGGTATCCTAAACACATTGTTGAGACAACCTGTAAACTAAACAGTATTAGTTACTTACATATTGATTGCGTTCCTGGAATGGTAGATTTACTAATGCCCGATCGGGAGACTTATATAGCAGATCATTTACACCCTAACGATCAAGGACACAAGCGTATTTTTGAATTGATTAAACCAGAGCTTGATAGTATAATAAACACATGAACTCTATTCAGCAGTGTGTGTTTGATAATTTGCCGCGAGTAAAACGTGCGCCCAGTGGGTGGCATAGTTTTAACGCTGTCTGCTGTCACCATAATGGTGAAGGTATAGACAAACGTGGCAGAGGCGGTATCATTACAGATGGTGAGGGTATCAGTTATCATTGCTTTAACTGTGGCTACAAAACAGGATGGAAGCCTGGTAGACACATCAGTTATAAGTTCCGTAAACTACTTGACTGGCTAGGTGTTGACGAGAACGAGCGTCAGAGACTAGTAGTTGAAGCACTACGCATCAAAGAAACTGTGGTCATTGAAGAAGAAGATGAACCAGAGTTTACAATAGAGTTCACACGCCGCAGTCTGCCTGACAATCTAGTTCCACTATCAGATGCGCCGCAGGAACTTCAGGACTATGCACACGCTCGGTGCATGCCTGTAGATGAATTAATGTGGAGCGACAGTCGTGCAGCTCGTATGTACAAGCGTATAATTATTCCATGCACTTGGCAGGGTAATGTCATAGGGTCAACAGCACGAGCGACTGATACAGAGACCAAACCCAAGTACTTTAACAACTACGAGAACAATTACGTTTATGGAATTGATCGTCAGGTAGATGCTGGTAAGTTTAGTGTGGTGTGTGAGGGTATAATTGATGCACTTACTATTGGAGGCATTGCCACACTTAGTAACAGATGCAACGAAACACAGGCACAAATAATAGATACTGTGGGCAGAGAGATTGTGTTAGTGCCTGATAAGGATGCCGCTGGACAGGCACTGATAGATAATGCACTGGAGTATGGCTGGAGTGTGAGCTTTCCGGAATGGGAACCAGATGTAAAAGATATAAATGCCGCAGTGGTAAAATATGGTAAACTGTTTACATTAAAGACTATAATTGATGCTAAACAGACTAGTAGGTTAAAAATAGAATTAATGAGAAAACGTCTATGAAAATTGGGTTTTGTGGTTGTAGTATTACCCACGGGGTTGGGGTAACAATCGAACAGCGTTATAGTAGTGTTGTGGGCCAGGAACTTGCCTGTGAAACTGTTAATCTTGCCCAACCTGGCAGAGGGAACAGAGATATATTCTTACAGGCTTTAGAACTTACAACAATAGACACAGACATTATTATTATTCAATGGAGTGCTCCAGGACGACAGTGGTTTATTCCGCAATTTGATCGCAGTTACAATACGTTAAACGCAGACGAACATTTACCATATATTAAAAACCGAGCATACCAGACATTTGTTAATATATTTAAATTAATGGATAACAGTTATAATCAGTATATGGAATTACAAAAACATACAGATATTTTACGTAAATTTAACAAGAAAATATATTATTTAAATGGATTAATGCACATTGATCCTGTTTTTTTAAATTGGGATCCAGTAAATAACTTAGACGAACTTCAGGATTACACAAAACAAATTATAGATTTTGATAATCTACCTGATCCATATATCCACAATGCCATAGATAGTATACGTCAAGCATTTGAAGTTACTAAAAATATGTGGATTTCCACTGATAAATTTGGTAAAGTAGACATTGGCACCGACGGCGTCCATCCTGGTCCAGAAAGTCATCGTATAAAGGCTGATATGATAGTACAATATATAAAGGAACGAAATGACTAAAGAATATACACCAGATTTACAAAAACTGTTTTTGGAAATGATGATGCAGGATGCACAAAACTATGTGCGTGTGCAAAACATCTTTAACGCAGAGAACTTTGATCGCAGTTTGCGTGACGCAGCAGAGTTCATTAAGGAGCATGCTACAAAGCATAGCACTATGCCTACCTACGAACAGTTAAACGCTGCTACACACTTGGACGCAAAGCCTATCCCGGAGATGGCAGAGGGACATAACGATTGGTTCCTTGAAGAGTTTGAATCGTTTACCAAGCGACAGGAACTGGAACGTGCAATTCTTAAAGCAGCAGATTTACTGGAAAAAGGCACATATGATCCTGTAGAGAAACTAATCAAAGATGCAGTACAGATTAGCCTAACCAAAGACATGGGCACAGACTACTTTGAGAATCCTAGAGAACGACTTATGGCACTCAAGGACAACAATGGACAGATAAGCACAGGTTGGCCTGCAATGGATCGCAAACTGTTTGGTGGTATGAACAAGGGTGAGCTAAACATTTTTGCAGGTGGTAGTGGCAGTGGTAAAAGTTTGTTTATGCAGAACTTGGCTGTTAACTGGGTAACAGCAGGACTTAACGGTGTATACCTAACACTAGAGCTTAGTGAAGGTTTGAGTGCTATGCGTATTGACAGCATGCTTACAAACGTCAGTACTAAAGAAGTATTCAAAGACTTGGACACTGTTGAGATGAAAGTTAAGATGGTGGGCAAGAAAGCAGGCAACCTACAGATCAAGTATATGCCAGCACAGAGCACAGTTAATGATGTTAGAGCATATTTGAAGGAACTTGAGATTACAAAGAACATGCATATTGACTTCCTGCTTATTGACTACTTGGATCTATTGATGCCAGTTAGTGCAAAAGTCAGTCCCAACGACTTGTTTGTTAAGGACAAGTATGTAAGTGAAGAACTACGCAACTTGGCTAGAGAAATTAACACAATCTTTGTTACAGCATCGCAGTTGAACCGAAGTGCAGTTGAAGAGATCGAGTTTGATCATTCGCACATCAGTGGCGGTATTAGTAAGATTAACACAGCAGACAATGTGTTTGGTATCTTTACGAGTCGTGCAATGCGTGAACGTGGACGCTATCAGATACAGCTAATGAAAACACGTAGTTCAAGTGGTGTTGGACAAAAGGTAGACTTGGAGTTTGATATTGAAAGCCTGCGTATTAGAGACTTGGGTGAGGATGAAGACTATCAGAACTTTAAGAAGCAGAGTAGTAGTATCTACGAACAACTTAAAACAGGAGACAAAACTCCTGAAGTAGACGGAGATGCTGAAGTTGGTAAGATTACTGCTAATGTTCAAAGTAGTAAACTTAAAGACATGCTAGCAAGTTTAAAACAAAGTGATTAACTACAATAACATCAAGCATTGTGAGATAGAGCTTAGTAGTTATTGCAACGCTGAATGTCCGTTATGTCCACGAAATTTGTTTGGATATCCTTATAACAGTGACTATACAGTAAGACATTTAACACTTGATAATATTAAAACTATCTTTGATAGAGAGTTTTGCGATCGTGTAGAATTTACATTTGAAGGTAACTTTGGTGATCCTATAATGAATCCAGAGTTATTAGATATTGTTGAGTACTTAAATAGTCCAGTTAAAATTTGCACAAATGGTAGTATGCAAACTAAAAAGTTCTGGCAAGAGTTAGCAAAGTATAATGTACGTATATTATTTGGTATTGACGGACTATCAGGAACACATGAAATATATCGTAGAGGAACTAGTTGGCAAACTGTTATAAACAATGCTAAAACATTTATTCAGGCCGGCGGAACTGCTACATGGAAAATGATAGAGTTTGATCACAATCGCTCTGAGATAGATCAATGTCGTGAACTAAGCAAACAATTAGGATTTGCTAATTTTACTCTAATTAATTCCGGCAGAGATAGCGGGCCAGTGTTCGATAGACAGGGTAATTTAGAACGTGTACTTGGCAACTGGACAGGTAGCACTGTACTAGACGATTATCTAGATACAATAGAAAACGGTGATATGCTTCTTGAGGATATATGGGATACGCCCAAACAAGTATCGTGCCAGGCATTAAAAAACTCAAGCATATATGTATCAAGCACTGGAGAAGTTTATCCTTGTTGTTTTATGGGATTTAGTCCTCGCACATATGGACATGGTCGCTGGCACCAACCTGTGAACAAACAAATACAAGAATTACTTTATAATAATAATGCACTTGAACGTCCCTTACGTGAATGTATAGGTTGGTTTAACAGTATCCCTGGTTGTTGGAATAAATCTAGTTTTGAAGATGGTAGATTGGTTGTATGTGATAGTTCATGCGGCAAGGTACCTATCTAACCTATAGCCTTTTGCATCCCAACAGTCAATATATCTGGTGCCGTTTGTCATGCGTATCTTTCCTGAGCCCACGACCACATCACTGTCTCTGTATCCAAAAGGCTTTTTAATTGTTACATCCACATAGTCGCTGTTGCCCACGCCCAGTGTAACAAATGTGACATACTTGCCTTCAGCACCCTTAAACACACGACCGTTTGCTACTAGCCCTGCAAAGTTTACATGATCTAGATATGTCTCCTGCACAAACATGTTGGGCATAAACTCTGGTTGTGTCCAGTAACCATTGCGTTTGTATTGCGTAACTGGCGACTCACATATACCATTCTCAAATCCTAAATCACGCAGATCCCAGCCGGCTGTCTTTGCTTCCTGTTTGTGCACCCAGCGTTTGTATGATCCCTGGCAGTGTTTAAGTGCGGCTCCCCAGAACTGCTTGGGATTGTGTGCTTTCTGATATGCCAGTGCCCAGATAAGTCTGCCCAGGTTAACAGCATGAGCACGACACAGTCCAAAGTTACCCAATCCATATAGCTCTTGTATAATCTGTTCTTTGTCCTCATGCTCTCCCATGCGGCCCATAAACTCCATCACACGCTCTTCATCTTTCTTAGAAAATGCTCTGCGATACATGTCTGCTTCGTAATAATCACAACCAATCAGTTTACTGATTTTGCGTATAGCATCGTCCTCATACACAACTGTATCTTCTAATCTCTGCTCTGTCCAGTCCTGGAAGAAACTTGCTTTCTGTCTGCCTGTGGTTGCAACAGGACGTATGAGTGCTGTAGCAAACACACAGTCTGCTTTGCTCTGTGGTTGTATTGCACGGAACAGTCGTCTCATTGCAGGAGACTCTGCTTGTGTTACACCAATAACGTCACCACGGCATAACAACTGACTTGTTTCAAAGTCCTCTTCTGGATATGCTTCTAGTGGAGTGTCAGGATCTATTTCAATAAGTTGGCTTAGTCCTCTGTTAGCAAGTATGTCGATCTTAAGATGTTCTAGGTCCTCAACTTCACGTTTGTCCAATAATATCTGATTGTCTTTGTTTACCAAGCTCTTTGCTATCTTGTGTTTGAACACAAGTACGCCTCCGCAGTGTTTGCTGATGCTACGTTTTTTGCCTATTAGTTTTTTTTCTATTCTCATGGCCTCTTCCTTGTCTATGTCTAAATCTTCATAACGAAAATTACGAGGAAGTCTACCAGACGCACCTAGACGGCGTGCCGCTTCTCTACGTGCACTGCGCTCCTTGTATAGCACATAGTTACTGATTCTTGCTGAACGTTCTGGCCAATTTGCGAAGATACGTTGCATCACAGTCGCCTGTTGCCAATGCGGAAAGTCTATGTCTACGTCTGGTAGATCATCCCTCAAAGGATTTAGGAAACGGGCAACAGGTATCTGCCACCTTATGGGATCAACGTCCGTTATTCCTAGGAGATAACAGACAAGACTAGACCCTGCTGAACCCCGAGTCATATGTGGAATGTCCTCGGTCAGAGCTAGTACGTCGCAAATTGTTAGGAAATAATCAGTAAAGCGAAGTTTGAGTATAATCTCAAGTTCTTCGACGAGTCTGTCTTGGTACTCAGGAGCCTCTGGTATTTGCCTTGTGAACCTGCCAAGTAGCCTATCTATTTGAGCCTTCGCATCTTTTGGTAATTTCATGTTGCCTCTGTTAGCCTAAATGCCTAAAAGTTTTCGTTTTTGTGCCTAAGTCATTAGTAAATGACATTTTATTTAGTTTTTAACAACTTGATATTAAGTTTTTTTGATTGTATAATACGATAAATATAACTAAAGCTCTGGAACGACTATGAAAAAGAATACTAGAAGCCTACTAGAAGAATTAAATCGTGTTTCTTATTCACACGACCGCAAGCATGTACTAGAACGTACAGGCGAAAGTATTATTCAAAGTGCTATTAATCTATTTGAAGAATTACATCGTCATTATGACAGTGAGACTGCTGGTGATCTTGAGCGTAGGTTAGTTAATAGTATCCGTCATCAGGATGTTAATCGTTTCAGAAGAGGTATCAAAAGAGCTCAAGATAATGAGAATTAAAGATTTTACGGTCGAGGAAACTCCTAAACTACGTGCTGATGATCTTGCACTAACAGATATCAGTCCAGATCTTAGACCAATTGTTAGAAAAGCATTGGTTAGATTTCCAATGGAAAAAGACAGACTAAATGCTGTTATTAGAATGATGCAGCAAGATACCGCTCGTCAACAGACAAATATTAATAACATTAATAGGTTGGATAGAGAAAACGACGAACAGGATATTGAA